AATTATTTTTTTTAATATCCATATCCTATTGATTTATAATAAGATATGGATTGAAATTATTTTTAATTATTTTTTTATTTATCCTGATAATTAGTGTATTCTCTTTTAACTGGTGTTTGTGTATTCTTTTTATGCCTATCCCTAACCATTTTTAAACTATTAAAATGCTCGCTATTAAAATCAATTTTGGGGCTTAACTTATATTCAATTTTATTCATAAGATTTTTAAAATGAAAACTATCCTCACAATAAATAAATTTCTTAATATACAAATTTAAGTAAGTCATAATTTTAACCTCAATTAATTCGGTTCTTAAAAAGTGTTCTTCAGATATTCCACAATCTGCAAACCAATCAATATTACTAAAATCAATACAATGTAATAAATCTTTTATAACTTGATTATATTCTTCAATAGAATTAAAGTAAATAGATAAATCAGGGCTTAACTGCTCGGGTCGTTTAAACATCTGCAAACCTCAAATTTTTTCCATTTTTTTCTATTATGTGGCACATCTCAAATAATCTGCTATAATATATTTCAGTATATCTTTTTTGTAAATCTTTTAGATTAAAGTTTGAAGTGAAATAAAGTTTGTTTTTAAAATCACTATCATTCCACATTGAATATCTAAAATCAATTATATTTGTCATAATATCCTGCTTTTGCCCGTAACTATTCATAATTGGTGTTTCCTTACCTAAGTCATCAATGTATAAACTTGTTATTCTTGTATTCATTACAGGGCTACAAAGTGCTTCCACGCCTTTTATTTGCTCTTCTAAATAAGCATTTGTAATATCTCTAATAGTAACAATTTTTAACCGATTATGATTATTTTCAAAGTTATCATATTGAGTGCTTAAATAATAATTAAAAAATGTAGTTTTGCCAGTTCCAGCAGTTCCGATTATGCCTATACCTTTTTTTGTTTTTTGGTAAAATGCTTTATAAAAATAACTATTAATTTCTATTGCAGATTTATCAATAATTGGATTTTCAATACCCTTACGTTTAAGGTATATTTCAAAGTTTGCTAAATAATTTCTTAAACTTAATTCCCTTTGATTTTCATAAATATAATTAAAATAATTATTAACTGCTGTATAATCAATTTCAATTTTTGGGGCGTCTATATTTTCATAACTTTCATTTGAATTTAATACTATCATTAAAAGTCCTCCACTAACATATTTTTGCTTAAATCAAAATCAGTGTAATCGGTGTTGTCATTATTGTTTGCTTTCCATTCTAAGTCTATTTGATATTGATATTGTCCCGTGTTTTGAAGTGCATTATCATACGCTTCATTTAACCAACTATTTACTGTCAAATAATGACTTCTGCCAAGTTTCCAATTTTTAGGTGTGCTTATCCAATTATCTAATCTATCTAAAAATTTGTCTAATTTATCTGCATTCCATTTAGATTTTAATGTTTCAATTTCTTTAGATTTAAAAAATAGGTTTCCTCTATAATTTACCTTACCTTGACTTTTATATAAATCATAAACACCTTGACTTGTTAGTCTTTCAGGTGGTGGTGCAAATTTGTCAAAATTTGCTTCTTCTTCTTTATTATAATAAGTAACATTATCAATGGTATTATTATTGTAAGAAGTTTTTTTCATACTTAAATTGAAATTTTTTTCATTCTCAACAGTATTTTTTTTCTCAAATTGTGTATTTTTATCATTATTATCAATAGGTATGAAATTTTTTTCATTCTTATTGTCATTAAAATCTGAATTAATATTTAATGCTTTTATACCTAAACAAATATAAGTTTTTCTTATTTTTTGATTATCATAATACATCTCCAATAACTCTAATTCTACTAATTTACTTATAATGTTTTTAATTTGACGTTCTCCAACATTCAATAATGGCAATTCTTTTGTTATAATTGAAGTATTAATCCAAACATAAATTTTATTATTTTCATTTATATATTTAAAATTATTATAACAACTAATAATATTATATAAAACATCAAATACACAACTTTCGGTTAAACTGATTTTATTTTCAAAATTTTCATAAAGATACTTTTGATTAATAAATAAATTATATTTCATTATTTAACCTTGCATTTAATTTTTTTATAAATATTTTGTTTGGGTCTCTATTATCAGTCCAATAAGGTGGGTCAAAATAGAAAAATAAGTAATTAACACCATCTATTTTATACTTTAATTGGTCTAAACATAAATAATGCAAAGTCATTTTAAGAATAGGGTATAATTTATGCAAAGTTAAATTCATTAAAGTTGCAAGTTCCTGATAAGTAGTAATAATTTCGCCATTGTCATCTTTCATATTATCTAAAAATATGTAAAGCAATTTGACTGCTGGTGTCATTTCTATATTTTCATATACTTCATTATCAATATATGAATTTAACTCGTTTTTATAATACATAAATACTCCATAAATTAAAAAAACTCTTACAAGGTGTCGCACTTCCTTATAAGAGTTTATTAGTTTGGTATAAATAAATTATACCTATTAATTTTTGTAATTATTGAGTGCGACTTCAATAATAGATTTATTTTTAATTTTAGTAATTTAGATTATAAACGTAATTGCTTAACATTTATTTTACAAAAATACAAAATATTTCTGAAATAAAAAAAAATTATTTTACTAATATGTAATTAACATTATCAATAAAAAAATTAATATACTCGCAAAAAACATATTGATTAATAACGTTTTAAAGACTTCAGCGGGTCTTTTATGCTTATCCTCATATAAATATTTATCTAACATTATTATCCTCCTGTGAGTACCTAAATATGTATTCTTTATTTTTGTATTTCTCTGGCATTGCTACATCTAAAAATTTTCTAACTTGCAATTCAATATCTAACGCTTCATTCAATTTTACATAATGCCGTGTTGTTGTATCTGAAGTGAATTTAATGCAATAATTTGCACTTGAATATTTTTCAGGGTTTGGATTTCTTTTAATTACATTAATTAATTTATGCTTTTTATAATCCATTAATACCTTATTATCTTTTACAATTATTTTCTTCTCAAAAAATGTATTGTAGTTAAAATCAGATATTTCTAAATAATTTCTTTTACTACTAACTTTTACAATATCATTCTTGATTAATTCATTAATCCACAATCTAACTTCTTTGTCGTTAAAGTCATTAATTGTTACAAATTTATCTTTAATTCTTTTTACGGTTTGTTGTTGTTTTTCTTTATTCATTATCGGCTCCAAATAAACTAATAAATTCTTTTGCTAATATCTCTTTTATTGCATCTGCTATAATCCTATGTTCTTTTTGAGTTGCTTTATCGGCTCGCAATTCAATATAATGTAACCAACTTCTAAGGTTGCCTGTCATATATAAAGTTGTTGAACAATTTTGGGGCAGTATAAACCGTGCAACTTCTTTTGCTATACCAAAGTTTAGCATATCATTATATAATTGAACTGTGGTCGTTTGTAACTGCTCTATTGCGTGTTTAAAATTGATTAACTTGTAACTTTGTAAATTATTATCAATTTCTATACTATTTTGTCGGTTTTGATTATCTTGAAGTCTAAATTCTATCGGCTCAAATTCTAAATTGCTTTTTGAATATCTGCCACTAAATTGTTGAAAAACAAAACTTCTATGCCTTAAAATCTGCGTTGCTATTGCTAATGATGTAGTTATCTCAAACGTCATATTAATATGTTCAAATACTGACCAATGCTTATTTTTAATGCAATACTTTAATAATTTTGCACTTGTTAAAGTATTCATTTGATTTGAAGGGTTAGAAACCCTTGCAATATAAGATATTAACTCTTCGCTGTTAAAGTGCTTTAAATCCTCTGCAACCGGCTTTGTTATTGATATTAATTTAGTTTTCATTATTTAGTCCTTCTAATTTCACAAAATTTGCAATTACCTTTGTGAGTATAAACATAATGGTTCCCTCTGGTGTAATTTCTAAAATATTCACAACTATCTATTTCAACTATATCGTAATTTAGATATACTATTTCTTTTTCAGTCATATTCCCACTATCATTATTATTGCAACCAATGGATAACAACATAATAATATAAAATATATATTTAGTTGTCATTATTTAATCCTTTTGCTAATTCATTACTAACTGCAGTATCAAACTCTTTAAATGTCTCTACATCAAACATCAATATCTCTTTATTTATTTTTAAAATTAATTTATTATCTTTAAAGTTAATTTGAATTAATTTGTTATTGTAATCTCTTATTTCAGTCATTTTAGTTCTCCAGTTTCGGCGAATTCTTGCAATACTTTGATTAAATCTTTGGCTGTTTCTTGAGTAAGTCTTATCGAAGTTACACAATCGCAATCGCAATCAATATCATATTTTAATTGCATATCTATTATATTTTGAATAATCGGCTTTGTTATTTGCAAATATGTAATTTCTACATTATCTCTTGTATGGTCTAAAAAATTATAAATTACTTTTCCATATTTTGTTGATTTTGTCATTTTAATTTTAATTTAGTATTTAAAAATAATAGGCAAGTCAGAAAATTTTAAAAAGTAGTAGTTAAAAAAACAAACCAACTTACCTATTTGTTAAAGAATTGTGAGTAAAATTTGAACTTAATTGAAGTTTGCAATCTTATACTAAATTCAAATTGTTTTTTTATTTATTCATATTACAACCCCCTATTTGTTAAGTTATCAAAATAAGCACATATTAAGAATGCTACTCCAAATATTGCTATCCAAAGCAACTCTTTTTTTGTAAATTTTTCAAATTTCATTTTAAACATACTCCATTAATAAATTTTCTAAAATTTGTTTTTTTTCTTGCAACTCTTCTATTTCACATCTCAAACAATGCAATTCAAAAGATGTTGATGACTTTTTTGATTTTTCTAATATTGAATAATCATAATAACAATTTTCTAATCTAATATTTAAAATTGCAATATCATTATTTATAACTTCGTTGCTATTCATTTAAGTAACCTATAAATAAAAAGTTTTAAAAAGTGGGCTGTTTCCAGCCCTTTGATTTAATTATATAATTGGAAAAATTGCTAATCGTTTAAATCCATTTGCTTCAACTTTAATTAATTTATATTGATTAGAGAATTTTAATAGTTTATCATATTCTTCTGACTCACTAACTCTTTCTTTTAAATCAATATTAAAGTAATTTTTGCCATTAAAATTTTCAGATAATACCAAATCTAAATTTATTTGTTTTTTTATTAATTCTAAAGTGCTTTTGATTGTGCTATAATTCATTTTGTAACCTATAAATAAAAAGTTTTTAAAAGTGCGTCATTTATTTGAATACAATTTAAGAAATATTTTTATAAAATCCAAATAAATATAAAAATAAATTGAAAATAAATTAAAAAAAGTTACAAAAAATATTTCTAATCTTTGTAACTCTATATAAATTAAGCATTTAAAATAAATAAATAATTTTAAATAATTTTAAATAATTTGTGTATAATTTTCTATTTTTAGCAAAAAAGAGTTTGCAGTTATTGGATAACCTATTTTTTGGATTAAATCTTCAGTCCCACTTGCACTTGTTAATAATGTTTGTGAGTAGTTTGGATTGCCTGACCTTATGTAAATTGGACTATCTGGGTATGTAGTTAAAGTTAGTGAAGTGTTTATAATTCCACTTAAAATTACAGTTGCTATGGCTCCGTCTAAAACCGTGCTTTTAACCACTCCTATCGGCTGTAAATTATCTGAATTAAAATTAGTTGCTTTGTATGCTAAGTTATCTTTAATAGCAACCAACCAACCAGCTGTTAAATTCATTCCCGCTTCAACTTCAATTTCACTATTTTGAATAATTGTAGGTGTATCATTTTCTGCAATATTAGTATAAACACTATTAGTACTAACTTGCAATTCATTAATCATATTTCGTGTTGAAATTACATTATTTTCTAACCTATTAAGTGGCATTTATTCCCCTCGTATAAATAATTTTATTTTTGATATACCTGTTAATAAATCAATTTCACAACTTGTTAAAACGTGATTTGTTGTAAAAAACCATTCTGAAGGTAAATTTAATATTGTGCTTAAATCTGAAACTATTTTATCTCCTACATCTCTTGGCTTTATTAAATAATCTAAAACTTCACACTCTAATAACATTGCTTTATCATTCATTATTGAAGCGTATGCTTTACTCTGTACGTAATTTAAACCACTTTTATTATATCTTACATTTGCCCACTCAATTAATTTTTGTCTATTTTTTATATTATTACCAATGCTTTTATCATCAAGTGGGTCTATTGTGTCGCCTGTAATACTTTCATTATATATTGTTTTTGTAGTTTCAGTTCCTAACATCACACTACAATTTGCGTGAGTTAAATATATATCATTATTACGGGTACTATCTGTATAATATAAATGATTAATTTGTATTGGTGGTAAATAAAATGCTAAATTAAAATAATCCTTTTCATCACCAATTTGTGCGTTATTTGTAAATAATGCTTTATTATCAAAACTATCTTGTTTTAAACTTCCATAAACTTTATAAGTGTTTTTATTTTGATTTTGATTGAATGCTTTATAACTAACAGTGCTTTCTGCTATCGCATAAACACCTCTAATTAACTTAACTTCACCTGCTATGCTATCTGCACCCAAACTAATTGAACCACCTGCTAAACTGTCGTATGGTGCTTTAAATCTTAAGTTTAATTTGTTTGTTCCTGTGCTTGCATATTTAAAATTTAGTTTAGTAATAAATTGTTCGCATAAACTATTCAATAAATCATTCGCATTTTTAAATTGATAAAAACCGTCTTTTGATTTTGGACTATACAAACCACCAACAATATTACTATCTAAGGTTATACTACCAATCATTTTAATATCGGTATTACTTCCTAAACCTGCACCTTCTTGAGTAGTTAAATCATATAATTGTTTTTTAAAAGCCCAATTAGTTAAAAATGTATTTGTGTAATCAATACCTTCAGTTCCTAACCAATTTCTACAATATACTAAACTATTAACTTCTATTTGAGATTTTAACCAGTTCATAATATTGTTTGGCGTAAATGTTACAAAACTATTATAGTTTTTAGAAGCCAAACCACTTAAAGAAACTAATTGGCTACTACTATTTGTACCATAAAATGAAAATTCAAATATATTATTTGTTAATGCACTTGAACCTGTAATTATTGAAAAATCTGTAATTTTATTTAATAAAAAATTCTCAATACTCAATACTTTTAAATCAAAAGTTTGAGTTTCACCAAATTTAAAAGTATATTCTTGTTCAGGTATAACGTCTTGACAACCCCAAAACTCTACTATATCATAAGTAACATCAGAAGCACCACGCCCATTATTGCTCAATATTCTAAATTGATTTGGATAAAATTCATTTGAAATAACTTGACCACCAATTAATATCCAATTTTTTAAAACAGTAAAATCACCTTGCAATACTCCAAAATCTATTTTTAAATTTAATAAAGATGCTTTTTGCTTTCCAAACGGCAAACCCTCTTCAAAATCACTTAATATGCTAATTTCATCAAAGAACATAGGCGGTAAAAATTCACTATCATAAGTACCAACTGCGGTATTAGAACCACGTAAAAACTCTAATTGAAAGTTCCACGCTTTATTGCTTCTTGAAGTGAAATTATATCTATAAATATTATTATTACTTAATGGCATTTTATATTCCTATGTTAAAGCAAATGCAGTTTCAAATTCTAAATTCCATTTATTTAATCCTCCAGTGCTTTCAACTGCTCCTTTGCTTAAAAAAACTACTTGTAAAGCGTGAGTATCAATTTTAGTAGGGTCTGAATTATAAAAATTACTTAAATAAGGATAGTCATAATTTTCAACTGTATTATGAAAAAACAAATAATGATATTTTTTCTTAAATAAATCGTAATTAAATCTATTAGCCGTGTAGGTGGCTGGGTTTGTTTGCTTAATAAAGTTTTGATATACCAACTCTAATGTATATTGCTCATAATTAATTTTACTAATTACTACCTGACGTCCATTCAAATTTCTTGCAGTTTCAATGTCGTCACTTTGTCGCATATACAAGCCCAAAACGTCAAAAGTTGTAACTACCTTATCACTTAAAGCATCTAACGTGCTTTTAGCAACCAAAGAATTATTATTATTTACATCAGTACCATAAACTGTTACTTTATACCCTGCTATCATTTTAACGCCCCCTTACTACTTTAATTGAACTTGAACTTACATTAAATTTATTTACATTATTAATGCTTGGATTAAAGTTTTTGCTTCTTAATAATTCATTATTTGTATATAATAAATTTTCAATGTTTTTTGTATTCATATTCATATTTACTAATTTACTCATATCCCCACCATTATTTATAAATCTTAAATAAGGTTCATTTTGAGCCGTTGAACGTGCATTAATTACGCTTTCACCCTTTGATAGCATCGCTGGTATGCTGTCGCTTCTTGACGTTCCTGCACCATTAATATTAATAGCACCGTCTTTTAATTGCAATATTGCATTTTCTGCTACACCTAATAAAGCGTATAATGAACCAGTTAAAATACCACTTGCTATTGGTCCTGCTATTGGTCCTAAAGTACCTATTGAAGTACCAAATATTTGAGTTATAAATGCTGGCACTAATGCTTTTATAGTTTGAAAAATACTTTTTGCAAATCCTTTTAATGCGTCTTCACCACTTGCAATCATCATTCCTGTATTTATAGCAATTTGTTGTGCAATTAAACCAACATTTTCACCAATACTTGCAAATACATTTGTACTCTTATTAAATATTTCATCTAATTTTTTATTAATACCATTATCACCATTTAAAGAATTTTCAAAACTGCTAATAATAGACATATTTAATACATTTAAACTTTCACTCCAAATAGTTTGCTTGTTTGCTAAATACTCTTTTTCTGCTTCTAAATTAGCAATACGTCTATTATTTTCAATCTCTGCTAAACGTTCCGAATACTCTTCATAAGAAATTGCATTGCCTAATAAAGTGTCACTTAATCCATTTTTTTCACTGTCAAAACTTGCATTTATATCTTTTTGTATTGCTTCTAAACTTTTACCATTATCTAATATTTTTGCAAAATCTATTTTAGCAAAACTATTTCCAATAGATTTACTTAAATTATCACTTATATTAATAAAAGATTGTTCTACATCAAAATCAAATTCTAATTTTGGCATTTCAATTTTTGGCAATTCTTTTATAGTTATTTTTTTAGGTCTTAAAATTATTTCATCTGTTTTTGTTTCTTCACGTAAAGCATAATCTAATACTAATTTGGCTGTTTTTTCTTTTTCAATTTCTTTTGTAAGCAATTTTAATTTAACAATATTATTTTGATATACATTTCCAAAATCTTGTTTAATTGCTAATTTTTCAGTTTCATCATATAATTTTTTATACAAATCTTGCAAAGTTTCAACGTGTTCTTTTTCCTTTTTTTCTTTTTGCTCTTTTGCTTTTTGTTTATAATCTACACTATCTAAATTTTTAATTAGTTGTTGATATTGCTCATTAGTAATTTTACCAAGTTTCTTTTGCTCTTCAATATTTCTTTTAATTGCATTTTCAGTATTTTCAAAAACTTTTAATTTTAATTTTCCTGAGCCATCATTTTCTTTAATTAAATTATTAATTTGATTATTCAAATCATTAAAACTTTTAGTATCAACTTCTGCTTCAATTTTTACATTTTTCTTTATGTTTGTATCTTTGCCTAAAATACCCAAAAACTCTAATACTTTTGTTACTATCATTCCCAAAGATTTTAACCAACCTTTCATAGTTTCCCAAACGCTATCAATAACCTTTCTAAACGCTTCACTATTTTTATATGCATATACCAAACCAGCAGTTAAAGCACCCAAAGCAACTACTACTAAACCTATTGGATTTGCACTCATAATTGCATTTAATAATGTTTGTGCCGTATTCATTAAATAAGTTTTAGCCGTTGCAATAACAGTACCATTAGAATATGCTAACATAACAGTTTTTGCTGTACTTAAAATTCCATTCCCAAACGCTACAATTCCATTATAAATACCCTGAGCCGTTGCAACTGCTTTTGTTTTTAATTCGCTTGCTGTCATTTCAATAGTCATTGCTTTTTGATATGCAATATATGTAATTATTGCAGTTGTAACTAATTCAATATTACTTGCCAAAAATTGAAATACAGGACTTGAAGTTATTTGGTTTGTAATATCAATTAATACATTTAAAACATTAGTCAAAGTTTGCCCTAATATAGTGCCAGCATTCTCTAATACTTTAAATATATCAACTCCACCACCCATAGAACCAAAAAACTCTAATAATTTATCGGTATTGAATGAACTTAAAAAAGCACCACCTATTGCTTGAGCACCTTCAGCAATTTGCATTTTAAAAATACCAAATCTCGCTTCAACATCTGAAGTATCATTTTTCATTGTTTCAAAAGTTCCACTTAAAACTTTCATTGAAGCGTCCAATTTTTCGGCTGGACTACTTGCAGTTAATAAGGCATCACCTAAAAGTGGGAATTGTTTTTTTAACTTATCTATTGCTTCTGCATTTTCAGGGTCTGAAATACCACGTGAAAATATTTGTATTGCTTTTTCGCCATTGATTGCACCACCAGTAGCATTTTCTATACCTATTGCTAATTTAGTTAAATCTTGATTCATTTTGCCAGTCGCACCACCCAAACCACCAGCGGTTGCACTTAATTCTTTTATCCTTTCAGGTGCTACCCCTAATTCAAAACCAAAATCCCTTGCAAATTTAGTAGTTTCTTGTAGTTGCTTATCAAGTTCGGCACCACTTAAACCAGCCAATCTAAAACCATTTTCTAATTGAGTGCCAATCTCATCTGCTCTGCTTGCTTGTTCTGCTAAAAAACCTAATCCCTCGCCAACTTTTGCAATACCATCTGCAACTATTTGACCACTCGCAAAATTAAGTATAGAACCTAAATTTAAACTACTTTTTAAGTTTGCAAATAATCCTTTAGCCTCGTTATCAATTTCATCAAAAGATTTTTTTGCTTGCTTTGGTAAATTTTTAATTTCATTATCATTAACTTCAATTACAATATTATCACTAAACACTTTCTTAAGATAATCGGCACTTACTTTGCCTTCTTTATCTACCATATCAAATGCTTTTAATATACCGCTTGTATCTACGTTTATTTTGGTGCTTATCATAATATATGCCTTATCAATTAAAAAGCCCACACGCTTAATTTATGGGCTTAATTCTTATAGTTTAAAACTAACTTATATAAATATTTAGTATATAATTCAATAATTGAGTATTTATTCAAAATTTGCTCTGCATAAAAATCATTATCAGAAACTAAATACATTGCTATTTTATAAATATTAAAATCAATAGAGTGGTCGTCAAATTCAATAGTAAATAAATCGGTTGTTTTTATTTCTTTAAAATTATCAATTTTATATTTTGATTTATTTTTAACTTTATTTTCTAAATCCTCTTTATTTTGAATTTTCCGATTATATATATAGGTAGTATAATCTCCCTCCAAAATAAAAAAAATTTCATTTTTTAAAATCTTATTTATCTCAAATTCTTGATAGTTTTTTAACCTTACGAAAGTAAGTAATAAATTGCTCTATTTTTTCTTTATCTTGTTCTAACCAAAAGTCTTCAACAAATTCTTGTTCAACTTCTAAATTATAATTAATTAATTTACAAAAAACTAAATAATTATGTAATTCTACATCTACATCAATTTCTCTTTGTTGTAATGCAAATAAATCTTTTATTAAATTAATATTTTCAGTTTCTTTGTATTCAATTGCTTTTTGTGCCAATTCGGTTTCAACTTCACTTTGCTTTAAATCTCTTAATATTTTTAAACTTTCTGCATATACTTTTGCCGTAAATATTCTTAATTTGTACTCTTTTAATTTACCATTAAAGTATAGTTCAATACTTTTTAACTGTTCTAATTTTTCCATTATTTTATACTAAATATATTTTAAAAATAGGGGACAAAAAGTCCCCTTTTAATTGTTAATTATACTGGGGTTGCACTTACCCATTCGCCATAAGAACCAGGAGCCAAAACTAATGCAGTTGAATAAGTAACTCCCATTGCTGTAAATGCAGTTGTAGGTACTGTAATTGTACTTTCAACGGCTATTGTAGTAAATTGTAATGGTGTTTCATTGAAAGCCCCTTGTGCAGTTGTTACTGAACCTGAGTCACCTGAAACTATACCTAAACCTACAAATACTCTTGTAGTTGCTTCTGCTTGTGGCTTTTTAAGTGGATATATAATAACATCACTTGTAACACTTCCACTTGCTTGTGACTCTTGAATTTGCGAACCATCTTCAAATACTACTGAAACTGTTTCGGTACTTGCAGTTGTAATTCTTGTGTCTAAGAATGAAGCCATTGCTGAAGAATTATCCCTTGCAGTTAAATCAATAACTACCGCTCCTTTGTTAGGGTGCCCTGTAATTGCTACACCTTCCAAAGTGTTAATTGTGATTACTGGCGTTGTTGATGCATTACCACCTGTTACTCCAAATACTCCAAAGGCGTTGGTACCACTAAAACCAACCTTACTTAATACTGTTGTTGCACTCATTATGCTAACTCCTTTTTAATTAATTGTTTCTTAATATTCTGTAATAAATCATTTGCTGTTAAATGGTCTTTTTGCATTTTGTTTATTTTTTTTGATTTCTCGTATAATGCAATATGGTGATATTCCTCTATTTTCTCTGCCATACGCTCTTTTGGCACTTCATAACCAATATGATGTATAACCAAAGGCGTTGAATAAATTATTTTATCTTTTGGTATTGATATATTCTCGTGTATATCACCTTGCCAAAATGAGCCCTTAACAAATAACTTGCATTGTGGCATAACTTCGGTATCATAAAGTCCATACTTATTTTGACAAAATGTTTTTACACTAAAATTGTAAAACATAGCACCACCAAAATTCTCTAATTTATCATATTCTAATATATGTAATTTGAGTTGTTCGTGCTGGTGAATTAGCAACCTTTCATCTGCATCTAAACTTAAAATAAATTTCTTATCACTTAATCTTAATGCTTGATTTCTCGCATAACAAAAACTAAACACTCCAGTATATTCTAAAATTGCATAAGTTTCATTTTCGTTATTTTCTAAAATTGTTAAAGTATCTTTATCTGAACTTTTAGTCATCACTAAAATTAACTTTGCATAATTAGGTAATGATTTTTTCAAATCGTGTAAAAAATGCTTGTCTTCTTCTCTAAATATAACTACTACATCTAATAATTTAATCATTACAACCTTTCATAAAAACATTCAAAATTAATACCAAATTCGGCTATACCTGCTGTTGTTGGTATTGTGTAATTTATACGTGGATTTTGTAACAACATTCTATAATTTAAAGTAATATCTTCAACATCATATTCTAAATTTTCTATTGTAATATTTTCTAATATTTGCAAAACTTGATTTGCATATTCATATTTTATTTTATCGGTTAATCTATTTTTATTATCTACTTTACTTTTAACTTTTGCATAAATAAAAAGTGAAATTGTACCCTGCAAAAAAGTATTAGTTTTATCTTCAAAAGAATTATATTGTGGATTATTATTTAATGCTGTTAAGTAAATTAAACATTTATTTTCTACTAATTTTTCATTATTAATATCATAACTCATAATAAAATTATTGTCAGAAGTGTTATCAAAAACAAATCTGTCTTCAAGTGTATTTATTATATGTAATTCAATAGGATTAGACATCAAATACCACGCTGTTTATATATTCATTTAATCTTTTTTCTACATCATTCCACCACATCGGCAAGCCCTCACGGTTAAACTCTGCTACAAACGGTGCAAAGTATGGTCTTGCTGGTATATTAACTCCACCGTGTTTTAAAGCACTTAAAGCCATTATTGAATACGCCTCGTCACCAGTTTCTTTATATTTTTTCATCAAACCCCCAAACATACTAAACTTGCTTTTAGATTTAATAAAGCCACCGTATTCGTGTATATTTGCATAAACAATATTACTACCTATCTGACCACTAAACACTCCATTAGAGTAATTTATATCAAAAGTATCACGTTCAAAAAAACTATATAATAAAGCACCAGTATTTGAACGTAAATGTTTAGTATTGTTTTTAGTTAATTTTGCAACTGAATTATCAGTTTTCCCACTTCTATAATCATCTGAAACTGAAACTTGTTCGCCAAATTGAAAACTTAAATAATCAAACATTAATTGTGCTAATTCTTGCTCACTATCTTTTAATATTCTATGTAAATCTTTTGTTAAATCTGCCATTTTATATTATAGATTTATAAGTATATTTTTTTAAAATAGAACGCCATACTGGTCGCATATCAATAAAAGAAGTACCTATTGAAGTCCCTAAGTTTGCTTCACTAATATTGCTTTTACCTAAAATATCTTTACTTTGATTACGATATGAAATATATACCATTTCTTTTGCAACTTTTTGTAAATCGGCTGGTACATCAGCCAAAGCAACCCCCTGAGACGTTACTATTTCATATTCATAATCTTTTTTCAAAACATCTTTAAAAACTATTGAATACATATTATTATTAGTTGTTAATATATATTCAGTATTTGCTAAAGTTGTCCAATTATCAAATGCCGTTGCTCTATACTTAATTGTAGTAATACTATTAACTTTATAACAATTCAAATTATAAAATTTATAGCCATCACCTTTGAATTGAATAGTAACGCTTGCAGTTAATAATTTAGTTCTACATTCATACTCAATAATAGCCGTACTATCATTAATAAATTGTTCAACTAAACTAACATCTGCCGTGTTTGAAGCGTCAATATTTAAGTATTGTAATGCTGTATCTATATTAATCATTTTATTACTATAAATTCGTTATTCAATTCATTATTATAAACAATTTCACTTGTATTAATAATCTCTAAAACATCAATTAAACTTAAATCAGTTTCAATTAATAAAATACCATTAAATCTAAGTTTATTATATGCGTCTTCAAGTTCTGTATAATCTGAAGTTTTAATTTTAATACCTGTTTGACTTGGCTTTATATTTGCATAATACCAAACCACTTTTTGACCATTAGCAAAGTATGCTCTATAAATATCGGTTGCTATTTTTATTAAGTTTTCCACGTTCTTTTTTTCCCCTGTATATCATAATGAATAAATTTAAAAGGACGATTTTTATAAAATGTAATACCACCAGCAATAATCTCTTCAGTATCAATTAATTCATTAATCAATACGTATAAGTGTTGCATATATTCTTTTTCAACGTAAATATCACTTGCCATTGCTTTTAAATGATAACTATTTTTAGCACCACCTATTTTAGTATTATGGCTTGGTGTTCTATAACCACTTGTAATTTTAATTGGTATATTTTTACCTATCTCTTCACACAATCTATCTCTAATAATTTGTAATTGCTCTGCAAGTTTCTGAACATTTGACTCTAATTCATCAGGCACATCTGAGCCGTCTTTGCATCTAAATTCGCTAATATTAAAGTTCTTCGTTAATTGCTTCGTTTTCACTTATAAATCCCATTTTGATTAAACTATTTAATAAAAATTCGTATGCAATATTATCATAATCATTCGTAGTGTCTAACGCTTTTTTCTTTGCTATTTTAAGCAAATAAATTGCTATTGTTTTTTTAGGTATTAACTCTAATATAATTTTAAAATAATTCATAATTTATCCTTATTTATAAGGCATTGGTGAGCAACAACCTTTTTTTTCACCTTGTACTTCTTCACCACTTATACCGTCTGAAAGTATTTCTATTTGTGCTTCATCAAAATATATACTTTCAATAGGTCTTCCATCTTTTAAAGTTGTAGGCTGTATGCAATATCTATTACAACCTGTTAAAAACTCACATCTTGCTGTTATAATGCCTTCAAAACCTGTAATTTTATCTTTGGCTAATTTGCCTAATTCTATTAAAAACATATTAAACTCCATATATTTAAAAATATTAATATTAATCTAAATTTATAAACTCTTTTATATCATTAATAACTATATCTTTGACTAAATCAATTATAAACTCATTTTTTTTATCTTCAAAATCAACTTCTGCAAGTGCCAAACAAGTAAATATCCAAAAATACTTCATATCTTATCCTATGATTTTATAAGCAACCAAACCTGCTAATTGACTAATTTCGTTATTATCCAAATCATTAAATTCATTCATAATATTTTTGTAGTTTCTAAAAGAACTATAACCAAAACTAAATAACTCTGCATAATCAATGCTTTTAGTTTCTACAACACTTTTAACAATTTCAAATAAACTTTCAACAAATTTGCTTAATAATTCAATACCGTAACTTTGCTTGTTCTCTTCGCTTTTAAGCAACTCTAATACATCAAACGTCAATTTCTCTACTATATATGATTTAATGCCGTCTTGGTCAATTTCTGAAGGTATTTTGCCATAATTAGTAACTATCTCAATTAAATAATTAAAATATTTGCTATATTCAATCGGCTCTTTTTTAACCATAGCACTCAACAACCCAAATACTGCATTATATACATTATTTATTGTTGCTGGTAAATCTTTTTCATTAGTCATTTTGCTAATTTTCTTTGACATCTTTACTTCCCTTAAATTTCTAATTTCTTTTACTTTTTCTTTTAAAAACTCTGTTTGTATTTTTATTTCTACTTTTGATATATCTTTCATAAATTAACTTAATTCGGTTGAATATTGTAAATATATAATTCCACTACCAAAACCACTACCACTATGATTTGCTTGTAATACTCCGCTATCGGTTGATGTTACAATATAAGAGCCATCGACACTACTACTGCCACCATTAAATGTATAAACTATATAAATTCCAACCGTTTCGCTAAATTCTACACCCTGCTCTGCTATTAATAATGGTGATGAGCCGTCAAGTCTAATTAAAAAAGGTGCTCCCGTTGTGCTTAATTCCTCTTCAATTTTAATCCAACAATTTAATAAAACTGCATTTTCAGGTACGGTTACACTTCCATTTACATTCCCACCACCTTTGCTAAATGGTAAAGAAATTGTATAAGTATTTCCACCACCACCACTAACATAATTTGAAATATTATCTACTTTAAAAGTGCTGTCAGTATCATCAAAAACTAATATATCTCCGTCTTCCAAAGTTGCTTTTGTGTTTTTAATTCTTAATTGTAAGTTTTGTGTGCTATCATCAGAATATTGTATATCTAAATTTTCATCATTATCATTATAAATATATAACGTTCCTTTTGATCCAAAATCACCTATATCAATAGAATTAGTCCCACCATTTACAATCAAAGAACTTACACCTTCTATATCTTGAAGATTAACTAAAATATTACTATGTACTTGTTCTATTCCAGTAACTAAATCTAAACTTTTTAAACTACCCATTATTATTATTTTTTATTAATTAATAAATCTTTAATCTCATCAAGATTATTATATAAATGTAACATCTCTTGCTTAATATTATTATTAACGTGTGTAATTTCTTGTCTAATATTCTCAAGTTCTAACTTCATTAAAGCCTTATCTTGTTTAGATTGCTTTAACTCATCAATTTGTTTGCTAATATTATCTAATGCACTTGTTAATTTATTTTCAATCGTGGATATTCTATTTTCATTTTTTGTTAAAACTCCAATAATACCACCAATAAATACTGCAAATGTAATTATATCTTTTAAATCAATCATTTTAAATTTTAATTAAATATTATTTCGTAATTATTAACATCTTCCAAAGTTGTTAAATTGTTAATTTCAGTTTCAATTTCATTAGATTTTATTCTAATATTATTACGTTCAACTTTTAAATCAAAATATTGTTCTGGTGTTAAATAGTTAGTTTCTTGATGCTTAATTATTTTCCAATCGGTTTTTAATAGTTCTAAATTCGCCAATTCTTTTACTTCTAATATTCGTTCTAATTTTCTTTGTTCTCTTAATCTAATTACACTAACATTTAACCAAGTGTCTAAACATAATTGTTCGCTTGGTATAGGATTATTTTCTTCAATATACCAATTATTAACCATTGTCCCATAATCTCTATGACTTCTACTACCCTTAATTCCCAAATCAAATATTACTTCGCTTAATTCCATTCTACACCGCCTTTTTGATTATGTATGCTTGTGCTTGTTGCACTCTTACATAAGCATTAGAACTTGCGGACGCCCATTGCATAGTAACTTTAAATGTATTAGACGCTGTACGGTCTATTGTTGCTGGTGTATGTGTAACTGATGAACGAAATCTATTGTCTGTAACAGGAAATGCTAAAGCAATACTTTCGGCCAAACCAACTGAACCACTAAATACATTGTTTTGCGTTATATCTATATTATTTCCTGACAAGTTAGTAACATAAAAAGTCAAAATGTGTTTTGTATAATAAATTGTTGAGCCATTTGTAAATGAACTGACTGGATTAACTATTGTTGTTGCTCCTACTTTTGCTCTTTGTGTTAAATTAATTGCACCTGCTGTGTTATTTAATATGGAGCCACTTATTTCTATTTTTATTATATCCCCTACCGCCAAAGTATTTGCAGGAATTGTAACTGTAACAATATTAATTTCACTTGTCGTATTTTCACAATCTGCGAAAGTAGTTGTTAAAGGTATTAATTGATTTTGATAATTAGTAATATCTAATTCTTCAATTACTCCACTGCTTGCACTTGTACGCCCTAATAATTTAGCCGTTGCAATATTTTGCAACTTTGCAAAGGTAATTACACCATCAACAAAGTTAGTTAATTTTAATAATATATTACTTTTATATGCCATTTATTTATTAAGCGTTTTGTGTATCTGAATATTCTACTAAAACATAACCATTACCAGCACTTGAACTATCTGAAGTAATTGCTAAATTAACCACCCCAGCATTTGCACTCTCAACTAAATAAGCGTCTAAACTTACATCAGTTGTTGTACTTTTTAAATCATTATCTGCTGTTGCTAATATAGGCAAATCGGTTGCACCATCAACTTTAATAGCAAGTGTCGGAGCCGTACCATTAAACGCTACTAACTTAACAACTGTAATCTTATCAATTTGACAACCATCTGACAAAGAAGTTGTTGAGTTAATTGAACTATCAGTATAAGCAAAACTTAATTTAATTACTTTTTTATTGCCTGTACCACTTGAAGCACCGTCACCTTTTAAAGTCCAAGTACCTGCTTGTTTGTAATAAATACCATTTGCATTTAAAGATATTGTACCTGTAACTGCCGTTGAAGTTGCTAATTTAGTAACGTGCTTAACTTCTAATAATGCCGAACCTGTATCATAATAAACTACACCTTGAGTATAAGCACCGCCTGTTGTATGACAAAAACCATACTTACCTGTATTTGTGCCACCAGCAGGAGCGGAGCCACCACTAAAACTAAATTCAATTAATACATCTGCACTTTTAACATCAAAAAATGTAACTACATCATTATCCGTTGGTGATGACGTGCTGTTTGCTTCCAAACTTCTAAATATTAAATAAGCACTATCACCTGTATTTCTTAATTCTAAAACACCACTATTATTTTTTAGTTTTGTTTTATTTGCCTTACCTATTTCGTAGGACGTTTGTAACGTACCTAAAGTATTTGTTTTAACTGCCATTTCAACCTCAATTTATTTATTTTAATTATAATAGATAGTTATACTTCCACTTGAACTATTATTAGTAAAATAGATATTAAAAGTTTCATTTGTATTCATTAGTAAATTATTAACATTTACATACATATCTGCAACGCTTAAATCATTTTGACTTGCACTCATCAATATACCCTGACTTGCATTTGTGCCTATTGTAGCCGTTCCTGTGCCTGCTGTTGTTACTTCTAATATAGTTTGATTAATTACTTTATTAATCGGCACCACGCCTATTTCTTTTATTGTATCAGTACCTACAAAAGTAGTTCGGATATATCCTAAACTATCTTCAATAACAGTATTAACATTATTCAATAAATTAATTTTAGTAATTGTTTGAATAGGATTAATTTTAGTTACTTTTTGTTCTACTTTTACTTTCGTTACTGACACGTTCTTACTCTAAATTTGTTATTGTATTTTCAACTGTGATTATACCTTTTAAAATTAACTCTTCAACCCCTGCAACCGATTGTATAATATCATAATAATAAGTTTCTAATTCTAAACTTTCAGTGCTTGCTTTACTTAATGCTAATTGTACAATATGATTTGTTGGCTTTGTAACTGTAAAATTTGCAATAAAATTACTGTCCTTATCTCTTATCTTTGATGTAAAAGTATAAGTTGAAATATTTAAAGTTTCAAAATCTAATTGATGGATAAAATTAGTATTTCTATAAATTATTAAATTATCTACTGCTGGTATTCTCATTTTTTAACGCTTTTAGTTGTTCTTGCTGATTTTAAGGGCTTTTTATTATCTATGCTAATATTTATATCATTATCGGTTTGTAATTCATTTAATGGCTCTTCAGGTGCTTTAATTATACTTATTTCTTTTGCAATCCCTAAGTCAATTAATCTTTTGGCTTTTTTAGTTTCAATGCTAAATTCATCACCAGCATAAAAACCTAATCCACTACTAATTATTAAAATTTTAATCATTTTTTTACTCTAAAAATAGGGGGCTTTTATACCCCCTTTATTAAATTAATATGTTACAACTGTATCGTATTGTGAAATAGGATTAACTGTTGAACCACCAAGCAAAGCACCAAAACCAAATACTGCTGTATCTGTACCTGTGTGACTTAAATCAGGTGTTACACTTATTCTAAAATATTGTTCTTCAGGGCTTAATTGTAATCTATAAGTCCATTGTCCATACTTATTAGTATCTGCACCTGTTTCTACAGTTTCATAAGAACCAGTTGCACCAAATAAGAACTCTGGAGTACTCCAAGTTGAATTGTTTGTAGAATATTCAATAGTTACTTTAAAACCTAAAGTTTTATCAGCAGTTAAAGATGTTTTCCAATCTAAAACAACCAAAGCACTATCAACAAATCCTTGTTCAATTTGTCTATTAACTACATTTCCAACTACTTGAGTAGTGTCGCCTGTACCTGCTGCAACTGCACTACCCAAACCAATACCTGCTAATCTAACATTAGCGAAGGCGTCTATTTTACTTGCGTATGACATTTTTTAAATTCCTTATTATTTATATTTATTATTATAATGAGTATGCTACTTGTTCCATAATAGCAACCGCACCACGATAAGATAACATCATATCTTGTCTTGTTTCAATTCTAATTATAGTTTCGTCAGTATCTTTACCATATTTTAAACTACCGTTTGCGTCAGTATAAACATCATTTCTTGTAACTTCTAACTTCAATTCTTGTTGAATACCTTGCATAATTTTTGAGCCGTCAATTAACCAAATTTCAGATTTATCTGTTGAAATAGTATTTGAAATTGTATTTGAAACAATTACAGGTATGCCGTAAATTGTGTTGCTTGAACTTAATTCAGTTGCTATTGTTGCGTTGTTACCTGTAGTTGTTGCTAAAGATAAAATGTAATAATAACTTCTTGATGACATTAAAATTCTACATTGTGATAATTCAATATTTTGTGATAAAGCACTATCAATTTTATTGATTAATTTTAACATATCTGCAATTACATTTGTTAAAGATGTACCTGCTGAGTTAAATTTATTACCGCTTAATGCTTGAGTATATAATCCTAAGAATGATGACGCTCCACCTGTACCTTTTAAGAATTGAGCATCTACCATTAAAGATAATTTAGTTTGTAATTTTTGAACTAAATAAGGCAATACTTGATAATCTGCACTATCAATTAATTCATTACCAACTGCTAAATGACCTTTAATAATTTTAGATTTTAATTCATAAGTGCCAAATGAACTTAAATCAATAACACCACCTGCTTGTTGCAATTCAACGTAAGTAGGGTCGCCACCTGCTATTGTATCGTAAGGCAAAGTTAAAGCACCTTTGCTCATAGGCACTTTCATTGTAGGTATTTTGTCAAAAATAGTTTTTTGAAACAAATAAGGTAAAATCTCTTCATACATTACATCAGAAACTAAATAACCACCGTCAGTCATTGATGTTAATCCTAAAGATTTTTGTGCCGTTAAGTGTGCGTAAGCATTAATACCACTATCATTTTTAACGTTTTCTAATGCTTTTACAACTGCATTTCTGTCGTTATTAGTGTTTAATGTTCTTTTACCTTCAACTAAATATTTCATAACTCCAAGTGCTTTAACCGCTGGAGTTAATTTATCAATATTTGAGTTGTAATCATTAACAACTAAAGTGCTTTTTGCTACACTTTCAGTAATTCTATTTTCTAAATTATTGTAATTTGTTTTCATTACATCTAATTCAGATTTAACCGTTTGTAATTCTACATTTAACGGCTCTATGCTGTTAGTAACTGCAGACTTTACCGCATTTACTACTTCATTATTTTGCTCCATATAGGGCTCCTTTTATTATATTATTAATTTCTAATTCAAATTCTTTTACATCAAAGTAATTATCATTTTTAACTTCAGGTTTTAAACCTGTTTCCATATTTGTTTTTTCTTCAAGTGCTTCAATTTTGCTTTCCATTTCAGATAGCATACTATCAATTTCGGCTTTAATTAATCTAATTCTATCATAGTTCTTTTGTGATAAAACACGCCCCGCTTTTAATTCATTATCATTTTTAATAAATGTTTTGGGCTCGGCTGGGGTGGGTGTTAAACTTAACTCTCCGATTAGCCATTGCTTAATCTCATTATTTGATTTAATTACACTATGCCCAACCGCACCACTACTAACACCTAAATTACCGCTTTTAATCATATCCTTAATTGCTTCTAAATACTTTTGATTATCATCTATTTGCAACTCTTTCCATAGATTTGGATTAAGTGCTTTTAACTCTGCTTCAAAACTCAAACCATAGTCATCAATAGCATATTTAATTGTAGTTCCAATCGGTACTCTTTTTAATGTTTCATCAAGTCCGTGATTATACATTAAAATAGTTTTAGAATTTTCTTCAACGCCTAAAAAAGTATTTTTAGTAAAATATTCATTTTGCAAATCAACGCTATCAAAAACAACTGCATAACCTTTGATTATGTTATCATTTATTGTTAGTTTTGCTTTTACGTTATCTAAATATGTATTATCTATATTCATTTTAAAACCTCAATTTCAATTTAATTTCTTATTCCTCTTGTTACACATCTACAATTAACCGCTTCTTTTGCTGGTAGCCCACTTCCTGCTGGGTGTGGTGTTTCATAGCCACCTACACTAAACATACCCTTATCATTTTGCTTTTGTCCATCGGCTTTTCTATGGCTCATTCTCACTTTACTATCTCTTTGACTAATCCACATCAATTTAAAATTATATTTATCTGCAATTACTCTTTTAGTATTTTCACTTGTATAGGTTGCAACCGTACGCCCTATTGCATTTACTCTGCTTGCCTTATATACCAAATCAAACTTATTATTAATAGTTTTAGCAATTTCTTTTGTAAGTTCCTCTTTGCTTAAATCTTTGCCTTGCTCTTTTGCTTTTTTAATAATATCATCAGTATCTTTAATCAATGTTTCTAAACTATCTTTGTCAAGTCTGCCTGCATCTTTTAAAACTTTTGTAATTTCTTTTGCAAAGTCATCACCAGTTTTATCACTCAAATTAACTTCTTTTAAAAGTGCTTTTAATGTTTCCATAAATAGTGAAGTTTTTAAACTTGATGTTCTTTTAGCAATCATACTTAAATAGTAATTCAAATCAAAGTAATAATTATATTCAACTTTTATATTATCTTTTTTCAAAGGTTTGTTAATATTTCTAACTACATCTTTTTGAATTAAAGAAAATATGCTAATATAAATTTTTTCTAATTTTTTAGCATAAATGCTATTAGTTTTATCGTATGCCTTCCAAATCTTTGTTTTTTCTAATTCGCTTAACTCAATACTTTTTTTTTTATACTTTTACTAATTTCAGTTTCAATTAAAGATTTTAATTTTTTAGTTT